TACTCATCCCTACGTTTACGACCCATTTGCTCCTGTGCAAAATCTTGCAGAGCTACTTGGTACTTACCTTCGTATAATTGCATATCTTGAACATTTTTCAAGTATGAATAAGCTTCCGATAAAGTTCCGTATAACAAAACTTCAGGTGCATTGTTAGATAAAAAAGTGGTGGTATTTGTGCTAGTCAATCGCTCAGGAGTCTCATCGTACCACATCTCCACTGTGTAAGCCACGTTAGGGGTAGGAGCTACAACTAAAGTTGTTCCATCCCAATTTCCCCAATACTTTGGTTTACCTGTAAAATTAACATCAGTAGTAGATCTTTCAGGAGAATACTCGTCCATAAAAGTAGCGTCTCTTTGTTGTAACCAAGTTCTAGTTCCATCTGTTTCAACTAACTGCAATCCTCTAGCAAATCTAAATCCACCCTCAGGACCTGATACATCTAAAAAAGCATTATTAGCTTCAAAAGTTGTAGTTGCATATCTTCTTTGATCGTCAGTATCTATTTGTCTAGCTACCTTATTTTCAATATTAGTTATAAAAACATTTATAACTGCATCACTTAGAACATCACTAGTAACTTCGGTATAGTTTCTTACATTTGTTAAAAGTTCAGAATAGTTCATGATATCACCACTGTCACTGTACCAATACTTGATCCAATAAGCAACTCTCTGCTTTGATCAGCAGGTTGCATACCGTCAGATTCAAAAGCTGAATCTCCTGGTGCTCCAACAAAAACAATAACAGGTTCTTGTCTAGCAGGTCTAGCCCAAGGCAATGCTTGAGCGTCTGCACTATGATAAGGTGGATCTAATTGTGGGTGCTTTGTTTCAAAACACTCAGGACAAGTTTTTAATCCGTTCCACTCTTGTCTTAATTGAAGAAATTTATATTGTTGTCCACACCTATCGCATATGGCAAGAGCATATTTACCTGTAGCAAAGGTTGCCATTTATGATCCGTTTACAAAATAATTTTGAGGAACAATGTGAACTGATGATCTTTGACCGTCTTCAGTAAGAGCTCTTTGTAACTCATCCTCATAATATAACTTTAAATTTTGAGTGGCTTGAGGATTTTTCTTTTGAGAAAGATAGAAAGCTAAACCTGAAACCATACAAGGTAAAAATCTAAAAGGAGCATCAGGATCATTAGTATAAGCTCCAGCGTCTTGTATTCTACCTATATAGTTATAGTTTATTTGAGTATCTGTTGTGTTCGGAGTTTGATACAAATTAATTTCAACATTAGCTAAATTTCTTTTTATGTAATATTGACTAGGTTGACCTTGAGAAAATTTATTTGGTAGAGCCTGATACTCTGACCTAGATATTTTAGTCATAGTTGTATCGGTAGTAGTTCCTGAAGAAATTTGTCTAAATGTCATTTCTAAAACATCAGATGCATCGCTAGGTGCAGTGTAAGTAGTAGTTCCTGCTGTTAAATTTGAAGTTTGATTGGTTACTTTCCATAAATGAATACCTCGATTTCCCCATTCAGAAAATAAAATGTTCAAACTTCTTCTAGCTGATTTTAAATCATAACCTGATCTAGTTTCAACACCACATCTTTCATATGCATCTTCTATAATTTCATCTATTTCTAGATTAAAAGTGGTTGTATTCGAGGTAGCCATTATTAATTTACTTTCTCACCCATTGCCATTCTCTTGTGTTGGTTGATAGTGCCACCTGATTTCATTTTTTTCATCATGCCACCACCACGCTTTTTAGCGACTTGCTTTTTCTTAGCCATGCCACCACCACGCTTTTTCATCATGCCACCACCACGCTTCTTGGCCATGCCACCTTTTTTCATTACTTGTTTCTTTTTTGCCATCATGATTTTACTCCTTTTTTAAAAAGTTTTTCGTAAGTATTTTGCCTTTCAGCTACTACTTCATCGTAGTATTCCTTAGGCCATTTCTTATAATAGCCTATCTTATGTAGTTTGCAACTTGCATCATACAGTTGTTTAAATTTTTGTATTAACATCATTGAATACTCTAAATCACTGTGTTTTACAGGTTCATCAGTAGGATCTACTAAAAACTCTTGTTCATCAGGATCTGCTGGAGAAGAAGGATGAAACCCCATAAAATATACATCTCTACGATTATAAGTTTTATTGTAGAAATCTATTTTTTGTTGAAACTTATGGCCATCATATTGTTCCCAATAAGGATCACAAAATATTATTATATCATGCTTTTTCTTGTCCCAAGATTTTAAAATATTAGTTAAATGTTTTTCATATTTTGATTTATCAAGTCTAACTTCTATTCTAAGCTTATCATCTTTTCTCCATTTAGCTGCAAATGGACACGCTGGGAAACCTATATGTTTATTCATTGGCTCCAAGACAGTCTTGGACCAATTAATTACATCAAGCTTTATTTTTTCTGCTTGTTTTTTTCTTGACAAATGTTCTTGCTCTTGAGGGTGTGGGACCTGTGTTTGATTTAGCTTGTTTTCTTCTTACTGCTCCTGCACGTTGCCCTTTTGACATGGCTCTAGCTTTTGCTATTGGCACACACTTAGGATAATTTTTTCTTTTTTCTCCACCTGATCTACCACACTTAGGATAAGATCCGTCAGACTTTTTATTGGCTATGTCTACCCAATTTTCTTTTACCCAAGATCTAAGTCCTTTTTTAGCCATTACGCTCTGCTAGTGACTTTTCTTCTATTCTCCATCACACCACCACATCCTTTAGCAATGCCACCTTGATTGAAATTAGAAATTTCTTTTCTCTCCTGAGATCTTTTATTGATCATACCACCTGTAGCTTTTTTCTTAGCTCCCTTTTTACCACCAGGAGTTACCTTACCACTACAGACTGCACTAGCATACATATTTGCATACGCACTAGGGTATACCTTAAACTTACGTTTAGCCGCCGCTTTACCTCTTGGACATAATTTACCCATTATCGTCCTCCGTTTCTAGTCCACACACACAAATATAATCTTCATTACATTTACACATTATTTGACTTTACCACCTTTTTTCATGTAACCCATTTTGTTTCTTACTTTGGTTGGCAATTTAGCTAACCCTGGGTTTTTCTTTTTGTCTACTTTTTTTAAATTTTTTTTCATTTTTTTACTCCCTGTGGATACTTCTTTCTGCATTTGTGCTCTAGATATTACCATTAATAATCAGAAGTTTTAATTAAAAACTCCTCTATCCAAGCTACTCTGTCATCCATGGACAATATTTTTGTCTTAATAATGGCGATATCTTGTTGCATTTCTGCAACACTATCTGCCTTTTTTTCAACTGCATTAAGACGTTCTGACCACATGCCCCAAGTCATGCCTATCGTTGCAATAAGCACGACATATGGCAGTATTGTTTTTATTTCGATTTTAAACGACATATACAATCCTCATCTGTTTTACAATCACACATAGCGTACTCCTTACTTTGTTTTTGCGGACATCCCACTTAAAGGGTTATTTAAAGCCTTATTAATCTTTAAGTCAAGGTTTTCTTCTAATAACTTCATCTCTTCTATAAGCTCTCTTGAGTCTTCTTTTTGTCTATCTTCCACGTCATTTACAATTTCGGTTATGTGTCTCACGTCTTGCTCAACGTTGCGTAAATCCGTTTTAAGGTCATCTTTAAGTTCACGACTAACCTGACTTATTAGGTCTATTTCGCCTAATATAATTTCTAATTCGCTTTTCAAAGCGTCTAGTTGCTGAGATACGAGCTCCACTTGTGCATCTGTTTGTGTCTCTACGAGAGCAATCTTCTTGTCAAATCCACTGAGGTCCGGGGCAGTATATGCCTCAATCTTAGCAGACATATCTTGAAATTTTTTGAAAGCCTCAAAACCACCGTATAAAACACCCACAGCACTACTTAGTGCTAAAACAATTGCCATCATACGTCCTCCTTTAAAGGAGACACCACCTATTGAGACTTCTGCCACTGTGAGTTCACCATATCATTCATTATTTGATCTTGAGCCATGTTAAACAAAATATCATATTGATCCTCTATTGTCTTGTTTAAATATTGTTCTACGTTTGTATCTTGAATATAAGATTGTGTATCAAAAAATGTTTTTGTATTACCAAGAATTTGCATAACAATTAAAGTTTTAGTTTGTGCAACATCATCGTATCTATCCTTGTCATCAATTTTTTTAACTATTTTAGATGCTGCTTTTTCTTTTGATGTAGTTTCTTTTTCACTCTCTTTCTTTGGCTCTTCTTTCTTTTCTACTTTTTTAGGTTCTTCCTTTACCTCTTCTTCTATTTCTTCAGGGGCCTCCTCAACTTCCTCTACTTTTTCAGGTGCTTCTTCGACAGTCTCTTCAGGTTCATTTTCAACAATTTCAGGTTCTTCTTTAATTTCTTCTATCTCAGGTTGAGTGTCTTCAACTTCTATTTCTATTGGCTCAGGCTCAAGTTCCATAGGAGGGGCTATTTCTTCTGTTGAAGCCATCATGTCAGGTGGTGGTAAGTCTAGATCCATTTCCATTTCAATCTCTAAAGTTACTGTTTCTACATTGACAGGTATTTCAAAATCCATATTCATATCAGGCTCAGGTAACAGTTCCATTGGAGGTGGAGCATCAAAAGTAACATCATAAGAAATTTCAACATATTCAAATTCTAATTCTATTTCTGCCATTTCCATCTCAACAGACTCATAGGTTACCTCTTCATACTCAGGTTCAAAAGGCATGAACTCTATCTCACCAATATCATTGGTAGCTATGTCATTAAATTCAAAGACTTCTTCTGCAAAGTTAATCTCTGTATCTAAAAGATTGAGATAATATATTTCTTCTACTGTAGTTATTTGTTGAGTAATAATTGTGTTAATTACATTATAAAATACGTCCACACTCACATCATCAAAGACAGGACCCACAGCTAGATTAATATCTCTACCACCTATCTCAATAGTAACTTTATTTAATACACCACTGAAATCGAAAGACCCATTATAAGATTGATAGCCTGTTGATACTCCACTTTCAGACAAGATGTCAGTGCCTGAAAAGACCTGACTATTTCCGTTAAGTCCTGTAATGTGCATGTATATTCGATCTTGATCATCCTGTTTATCTACTTCTATAGAGTATTTAACTTCACCACCGTTACTGATATTTAATTCAGAAAAATCAACCGTCTGTATAAATGTAGTGCCCATTCCTGAAACACCCATGGTGGATGTAGAATTACCACTACCTGTAATTTGAGCACATTTATCAGAGCCTAATCCATAACAATTATTTCCTGTTGGCATTGAAGCAGGACCTTGTCCTCCCCAATCGATATCCATATCTCCCTCTTTACTTGATCCTACATATCCGTTTGAGCCATCAAGTATGTTATCAGAGTTTTGATTTGTAATAGTTTCTGTGGTTGTCGTAACAGTAGTTGTAGTTGTTGTAACAATTTCTGTTCCTAAGTCTTCTTCAGTTATGTCAATTTGTGTATCTTCTGTGATAGTTACACCAGGAGTGCAAAGACCTTGAGTGTCAGGTAAGCAATCTGCTTTAGAGAGGAACGAATAGCAAGAAGCTAAGAACAAGTAAACCAAAATTCTTAAGATCATCATTGTCTCCTTTAACCTGTTCTGCTTTTTTGACTTGCATGTAATCCTCTCTGTACATAGATCCCTCAGGAATTTTATCAGGGTTTGCCTCCCAATAAGAGGCTGCCTCGGCTCCAATTAAGCCGTTGACCGGGCATGGAGTTCCTGCGTTTTGCATTGAATCATGAACTCTTGGATCTTGACAAAGCAAACTCACCGCTGCTACTTTCATGCCGTAGGAATAAAGAGCTCTACTTGTGCGAACACGCTCACAAAATTCGTCTGTGATGACGTAACCTGTAGCTACGCCTAAAATATTATTTTGAACACTTCCACCAATTCCGATTTTGCAAATATCAGAATTTGAGTTGAGGACGGTTGGTGCATTCGCTGTTGCGGGTGCATTGTTTAAAACTGTTGAGGACACCGTATTGGTGTTTGCTTTGGAATCTGTAGCTATGGCTACAGTTGTAAACAAAAATAATATTATTAATAATTGTTTCATTTAACATCTCCAACGTTTCCTTGCCTGCCTTAACCTAGAATTAGGATCTTTGGCTGCCTTAGGAAACTTCTTCATTTGTCCTGCACTTCTAGCACAGAACGATTTTCTTCTTTTTGCTGATTTACTACCTGGTTTTACTTTACCTGTAACAGCAGTTTTTAACTTTGATCCAGGATTTTCAGCTCTATATCGCTTTACTCCTGCTTTAGTCATTCCCGCCCCACTTTTAGTGGAGCGAAAATATTTTTTAGTTTTTGGTGGCTGTTTATCTGCCATTATCCGAAGATGCAAGTCAGTGAAGTCACATTGGTTAGCGTGGCATGTATTCTATCTTGAAATCTCATACCTGTATCACCGATGTAAGTTTCAATTACTGCTGTAGCAGAAGCAGGAGTATCAATGTCTAACAAAGTTGCTCCTCCACTACCGTCTTTTAAAACGATACTACCAGCAGTTCCACCACAGACAGCGTGAATAGCTATCAGCCTTGCAGGTCCTGTTCCTACATTACCTGTTCCTGTAACTTTAGCCGATCTATAGTTAATCATAACTTACTCCTAACTTAACTTAGGTAAGCTTTCACCTGGTTGACCTTGATCTACTACATAATAGTAAATGATCCCTGTAATTGTTCCACCTGTTGCAGCAGATGAACCTTGACCACCAACAATTTTAATTCTTTCAGTTGAAGGTGTTCCTAAGTCACCAAGGGCTGCACCTGCAGTGGCATCACCACCCCAAATAGTTGCTACATCACCTGTATCTGCATCGGACTCATTTAAAAGACCATCTACGTCTACAAAGTTTGTACCACCATCAAAATCAGTGAAACCCATATCAATAGTTGGATTTGTTCCACCTGTTGCATCAGGATTATATGCGATACCTGTAACTACGCAGTTCTTTGGAAGAACTACTTTTCTTGTGTCTGTTGCGGATACTTGAACGTCAGTTCCTTGTGCCGCTGTGGGAACAAAATAAAACTGTGCAGCCATTACCATGCTACCAGCATATGTTTCCCTTTTTGAATCGCCACCATTAGATCTTACGATCCCAGCGAATGTTGTTCTACTTGCCATGTCTTACTCCTTTGTAAGTCCTCCTAAGAGGTCATGTTGTTAATGAAATTGTATTTTGACATAAAAAAAGGGCGTAGTCAAAGACATACGCCCTTAGATATTAATTATAA